GTCGCCCTTGAATAGCGCCGATAGGTCTGTTTTTTTCGCTTTGGTTTTTTGAACTACAGGCGCGAGTGAGCAAAGGCAGTTGTGTGTTACTATGCCATTTGCAACATACCACCCTTTTACTGTTTGGAGGTTATAGACATGTCCAGAAAAATCATCGTTCCGAATATCGACAATGTTTGCGCAAACTACTTGGGCGGAATGACGCCTAAAAAAATCGGCGACGCCATTGGACTCAACGAAAAGATTATTGTCAGGGCGCTCAAGGTCGCCGGAGTTTTTGAAAGTCGGCGAAGAGTCATAAAAATCGACATTTCCGAGCTTTCTGCACTCTACCTTGGCGGCGAGTCCGTTCTTTCTCTGTCCAAGAAATACTGCATCGCTAGAAGCGGGATTGAGCGTAGACTCATTCAGTGCGGCATCCGGATTAGAGGTGGCAGTGAGGCTTGTGCAATCTCCGCCAGCAGAGCTACTGCCGAAGAGAGGTTGCGTCGCGCCACCCCCGCTCACAATGCCGTCAGAGGCTCCAAGCGATCCGAGGCTGACCTCATTAAGCGAGCTATCGGGAATGAGATTACCGGAAGCCGTAGAAGTCATCTTGAGACTCTGGTTGCGGATGTAATCGGAGGGCGCGCCACTTTCCAAAAAGCCTGCGGTAAATACAATATCGACATCGCCATTCATAACTCCATCGCCGTGGAAGTCTATGGCGGAGGTTGGCACTTGTCTGGCCGTCACGCCGCCATGCATAACGAGCGCGTCAGGTATTTGCTCGATAGCGGTTGGCACGTTGTAATCGTTTGGATTTTCAGAAACAATAAGCCGCTCTGGATTGACGCTCTCAAAAACACAATCTCCGAGCTTGAGAGCGCCTACAGCAATCCATCCTCTATCCGTCAGTACAGGGTGATTTGGCGTAGCGGTAAGCTGCTTTCCAGAAGTCGTGACGATGGTGACGACTTTCCCCTTAAACCTGCGAGTGTAGTGGGCCTCAATATCAGAAGCCAGAACAACGGTTCCGGAAATTAAGCAGTTGACGTGGTATGCGGGAGCCATATAGCCATCGGCAAATTCCTCATCAAGCGGTATTGCTCCGCGCGCGGCTGCTTTGTCGCAAATATCTGCGATGTCGTGAGAGTCAGACAAGAGGCTGCGCTTATACACAGTCACCCCGCTCGCTTTCCATCCTTCCATGCTTCCAGTGTTGAATGCATTGGATAGCTCTGTGCGAGCGATGTTGATAGAGCGAGTGTCGGAGAATGCATAGTTCGACTCAATGGCATCAGCAAGTTCCTTTGCGCTTGCGCCTTCGGTTATTGCTTTATGCACATCGGAGCGAATCAGGTTTCTCGTTGTTTCGCTAATCGACCACGCCGGGTTCGGATTTGGCACTGCCTTGCCGTCAACTATCACCATCCCGACAAGCTCTGCTGCGCGAGTCTGCGCGTAAAGCATTGTTTCTTCCGTTACCAAGTTCATGTCAACGGCCATGCCGCCGATTGCCGCTCCGCTTGCGTAGGCGTCCTTGAATACATCGACAGTATCCTCGGTAATCATGCCAGCCAGCAATTTCATCCCGTTGAGGTCAATGCTGTCCACTATGGCATCAATCTGCGCTTGGGTAAGAGCTTTTGCCATGTCAGCCTTGTTTACCGGGAACAGGGCGGAAACGAGTAGAGCCGATATGCGCTTGGCATCAGCGTTCATCCATTTGACTATTCTGCCGGACAGCCTCTTCCCTCTGGACTCAATCATGGCTTGGAACTTCGGATCGCGCTCCACCTTTGGCTTTTTTGCGCTCTTCGTCAGCACGGAAAGCAACACCGTGTCGCCCTTCTCTACCAAGTCTGACTCCGGCGTTTTGCGCCAATCTTTCGGCTCCACATCAAAGCTCACCGATGCAAACAGTTCGTCCATGTCACTCATTGCCAAAGCCCCATGAAGAAAACACAGTTGGATTGATATATGAGTTTAGCGCAACCGTTGCTGTGTTGCCGAGCTTCTTTGCCACCCTCTCGCCAACAGCCTTGCGCGCCTTCTTGTACTCGGTTGCGTTTCTTGGTTTTTGCATTGATTTAACCTCGCGCAGCGCCTCGTTCGTTCCATGCCATGTTCGATAGTCCTTGACGTTGAAATCACCACCGGCAATCCCGTGGAAGTAATTGCGAACACTGGCCGGACTCACGTCGAACAACGCGCCACGGCTTCGCTCTGCGATAAGTTGAGCTTTGCGCTCCGAGATGTATTTCGCCAGTTGCTTGTTCACCACAGAATGCGTCTGCGACACCCCTTTCTTGCCGGTGAAGTTGAATCGCAACCTATCTCCAGACACAACAACATGCCCGGTCTTTAGGTTGGATGCGCCGTAGGCTTTCTTTTCAGCGCCAGTGTCTGCATTAGACCCCATACGGAATCCTGTCTCCGCTATGAGCGCAACAACAGCCGCCGAGTCGCGTTGTTGGCGCGTGAGCTTCTTGTTGTTCATATCGCTAAATGCTTGCTTCTTTACGCCACCTGCAACCGCGTGAAAGTCCTTTAGGCGTTGGAATTTTTCGGCAGATGCATTGCCGGTGTGTTCGGCGCTGTACTTGTATTGCTTGCGCCCTTTTGAATCAAGCCCTGTGGCTTGCAGTGCGGCCTTCTCGTCCTTGTTGAGCACCACATCAGTCCACGCCGGAGGGATGCGAAGAGCGGCGATGCGGGCTTTGTGCTCCTTCGGCGCTGTGGCGACGCTGCCAATCTTGTGCCATTGGTTGCCACGAAAAGGGTGTCCTGCACTCTCGCCTTTTAGCAATGACATCAGATTTACCGATGAATAATTCACAAAACCCCCGTGGCGAATAGGCACTCTTCATCCTTTCTTTGCTTCCTGACATATTTCGGCGTTCGCAGCATTCTAGCAAGCGAGCCGCCTCCGTCAAGAAACGTCATGTGCACAGGAAGCTCATTATTGTCCATATCTGACGCCAATAGCTTGCCAGCAAATAAAGCTCCGCCGAATAGCTGGCCGCGCATCAGGCTCATGGGGTTATCACCGGCAAGCCGTTGCCGTTAGCGTCTGGTGTGAGCGTAATCACTGGCGTTACATCATCCTGCGCGTAGTACGTTTCGGTTGCAGTTCCAATCCCTGCCCGCTCGGCAATCTTTGCGAGCCTGTCAACCGTGCTTTGCTGTGCGGCCACAACCTCAATTGCAATCTTTGACAAAGCGGAAATGTTCTCGCTGTTCGCCTTCAACATCCTGTCTGCAACTGCGTCACGCTGTGCTGCTGCAATCTTTTCCAAGTCGGCGCGGCCAGACTCGGCCTTGGAGAGTTGTTCATTCGCCATACGGCTTGACTAGATTGCGGCTTTTGCGACCTCAACAACTTGAGATACAGCATCCTGTTTGCCTTCAGCCTTTTTTCCTTCGGCTTTCTTGCTATCCGATTCTGCTTTTGCCTGTGAGGCGGCGGCAGTGGTGGTGGCAGTGGCTTTTGTTGCATCCGACTCTTTCTGCTCTTTCGCGGCCTGCTCTTCTTTTTCTTTGGCCTTCAGCGCGTCTTCAAGAAGCATTACTCCGCCAGCAATATACACCAAAGGCTTGGAGCCTAACCCGTTCTCCAGCGGCATTTCTCCGCGTGATTGGCGCATATCGTCGATGGTCTTCGCGCCTATTTTTATGTCCTCTCTGTCCATTGACGCCTTGACTTCTGGAGATAACCCTTCGTCCATTTTCCACTTGAACTCAACGCCGGTAACTCCGATCAACGGAAGCATTCCGTCAACAAGGCGCTTTATCCACAAGAGAATCGGCATCAAGCCTTCCTCTTTGGCGGACTCATCAGCCGTCTCCGCTGTAGCGCGATTGACCTGCGAAATGAACGGAGTGGATGGAACGCTGAATGCATAGCATGTGATTCGAGCAAGCCAGTCATCCATTTGGTCTTTGAGTGTTGGATCGCGCGTGAACTTCAGGTTTGCCGCATCACCGGGGATAAAGGTGAGTTTGCGGCGCGCGTTCAGATTCCCCGAAAGCATGTCATCAAAG